ACATGAGTCTGAATGAACCCTCTGTAGGTCAGACTTCAGGACCTGATTGGGCAACGGAGACCAATGCCAATTGGGAAACTCTGGATGCACATGACCATACCAGTGGGAAGGGGGTCCAACTCACTCCAAGTGCTCTGAACATCAATGCAGACGTAGAGTTCAACCAGAACAGTGCAACGGAGTTGAAGAACATGATCTTTGACTCCTCCGTGACTCCTGCCACCACTTCCTATTCGGTGTACCAGAGTGGAGGAGATCTGTACTGGAGAAACGGGTCTGGGACTGCAGTTCAGATCACTTCAGGGTCCAATGTGAGAACCACAGGTGGGTCCATAGACGGGATGAGTGGAAATGACTCAGAAGCAGCCTACGGATCTGGGATCTTCACATGGCAGTATGACTCCACCAAGACTCCGTTTGCAGGAGCAAAGTTCTCCCATGCAGACATCAACCTCTACAAGTATGACGGGTCTTCTGGGTCTAATGCGTATGTGATCCTCAAATACACAGGGAGTTCTGCAGGGTCCAACAATCTCACTTTTCCTGATGAGACAGGAACCATTCTCTCCACGGCAACCTCCTTTGCAGGAGCAATAAACATAGATGCAACTGGTGGATCTGGATCAATTACGTTGGATGCTGCGACTTCTGTCAGTATTGAAGCAGACACAACCATCACCTTAGATGCTGAAGGTGACATCAACTTGGACTCAAACTCTGGAGTCCTGACCTTTAAGGATAATGGAACTGCAATCGGGAAGATCAGCAACTCCTCTTCGGATCTGGTCATCGAGTGTGAAGTGGATGCCAAAGACATCATCTTCAAACAGTATGATGGGAACGAGGTTGTCAGGATGGCATATGACCGAAGACTCTACTTCTACGACAAAGGAGGTGAGTATATCTATTCCGATGGGTCTAACTTGTATCTGGTTGCAGGAACATCAGTTGATTTTGCAGATGGGAATATCACCAACGTGGGTGATGTCGATTGTGACAGTATTTCCATCGCAGATGCAGCAGTTGGTCTGGATATTAATTTTGGAGGAAACACCACTCTGAACAAGATTACTTTAACTGACAATCTTGCTGATGCTTTAAACATCAATGAAGGAGGAACAAGCTATATGAAATTTGTAACAACTAATTCCTCTGAAGTAATTATAACAGGCAAGGATTTGGAGACTTTAACCACAACCAAAATTAAACAAAAAGGAGCATTTTTACAAAGCTCTACTCATCAATCTTTAGTATTAGGGTATTAATATGGCAGACGATAGCGGAACAATAGTAGCCTCTGGAACTTCAGCAAATATTCCAAGTGGTTCAGGCTCAGAACGACTAAGACGAGTTACAGTACATCAACTAAATAATGGATGGCAAAATAACGTCATATCAGGAACAGCAGGGCATTTATACACAATCCTTTCAATTACGTTTACAGATCAGCAAGGGGCTGATGGGAATTGTGCAATCCGTATGAATAATGGTTCTACAGATATTTATTTACTGCATTCACAAAGCGTTGGTAGTTTGGATACATTTGTATGGAATGATAGGTTTGTTTTGGAAGAAGATGACGATTTAGATGTGTATAATAGTTGTACAAATGGTGATTGGTTTATTAGCTACATAGACCAAGATTGGACATAAGGAGCTAAGATGAGTGGAATAGTCGGACAAATAGGTGCTAGGTCAGGGGTTATAGGTACGACTGAATTAGATTACGAGGAGGGGACGTGGAGTCCAACTATGAATACGGCAACCACGTTTTCAGCGACTACTAATACTGGGTTTTATAGGAAAATAGGTAGTTTGGTTCAAATATCGGGGTATATTCTAAACTGGACCTGGACAGATAACAGCAATAATGTAACTGTCGAAAGTTTACCATTTACTGCGAACGCAAATAATAATTTTGCTTCTGGCGTTTGCAGTACCTCTCAAAGTAATTTTCAGCCCAGTCACTGTACTGTTGTTAATTCCACAACTACTATGATATTTCACAAAAATTCTACTGGGAATAATGATCGTACAACGATGGCGTATAATACGGTTTATAACAGTAATAATCGTGCTCTTTACTGGAATGCTTTTTATTACACTGATACATAAAAAAACCATGGCACTAACTAAAACAACTAAAACAGACAAAATAGAAACAGTTAAAGTGCTAGATCACTTTGTTTTGCAAATCCGTGAAGAAAAACAGGTCTTGGAGGACGGTGTAAAAATAAGTGGAACTTATCATAGATATGTTCTTTCCCCAGACCACGATGTCTCCAAAATAACTGATGACGTTGTTAAGGCTCAGTTTGAAGCGGTCATGACTGATGAAGTTAAACAGAACTACGCCACCTTCTTAGCATCTCAAGAAACACCATAATGACACTGGAAGACGTTCAAAAAGAAATAGTTTCTATTAAAAACGAGTTGGCAAAAGTACCTGCTTTGGAAGCAAGGCTTCATCGTTTATTAGGCATGGAAGAGATACTGTTAATCCAAGAAGAGGAAAGTAAGAAACCTGATCTCAAGGTTGCTTCCTCTGATGCCACTCGATAAGACACTCATCCCTATTGATCTGTCTGGGTCTCTGGACACCAAGACCGATCAGAAGATGGTTCTGCCAACCAAGTTGACAGGACTTGAGAACGGAGTTTTCACCAAAGGGTCCACCATCACCAAGAGGAACGGGTACTCCAAACTGTCCCGTTCTGTCTCAGGATCTTCCACTCTGATCAGTTCTGGAGATGCACTGAGCACCTTCCAGAACGAGTTACTCCTTTTCTCCAACTCCAATCTTTATTCTTATGTCAATGGAAGAGATGAGTGGGTGGACAAGGGAGGAACGCTTAGTGTGACAGTGACTGCAGAGGACATCATCCGTAATGATTATGAGCAGTCCTCACCAGACTTTGCATATGGAAATGGTCTGTACTGTATTGCATGGGAGGACACTCAGGGAGGAGTCAGAGCATCAGTCATTGATGCCACCAGTGGTGCAGTTCTGCAGAACAATACGAGTATCTCTGCGACAGGAAAACTCCCCCGTGTGGTGGAGTTGGACGGAAGACTTGGAGTGGTTTATGTGGAGGACTCAGATGATGACATAGACATCAAACTCCTCAGTGCTACAGACCCCACCACATTTGGATCTGCAGTCCAGTTGGCATCCAATGCTGCCACCAGTGGTCAGCAACTGGACGTTGCAAAGTACCAGGACAAGGATGCCATCTTTGCCTACCGCAACTCCTCTTCTCAGGTTCAGGTTGCCTACATCACCCTCAATGGGGAAGTAGGGAGTACAACAAACGGATATGTTGCTCCTGCAACCATAGCATCTGATCCCAAAGACTCTCTGGCAATCTTCAAAGACCCCTACAATGACACAGACATTTATGTGGCATACAGTACCGATGCAGGAAGTGTTGGTCTGAAACTGACAAGGATGATCTTTGACCTCACTGCAGTGGATACAGAGACTGTGGAGGGTACGAGTACCGTCATCCCCCGTGTGTCCCTCACCACTGATGGAACAGACATTGTGGTGCTCTATGAGCATAATGCCACCAATGACTATGACCACTTGGTAAAGAAGGCAACCTATGATGTGAGTGCATCCTCAATAGGGTCTGCATCAGTCCTCAAGAGGAGTGTGGGACTTGCATCCAAGGGGTTCTATTACAATTCCAAGACTTACATGGTGGTGGTCCATGCATCAGATCTCCAGAGTACCTTTTTCCTGATGGACACCACAGGTCTCGTGGTAGCAAAGATGCAGACCAGTGTTGCAGGAGGACTCCCTGGAGACTCCACTCTGGTCTCTGTGACTGATGATGCAAGTACTGGGATCTTCAAGTTTCCTGTACAGGTCAAGACCCGTCTGGTGAGCAGGGATGATGACATCTACTCACTCAAGGGTCTGGGTCTTTCCACAGTGGATTTCACTCAGTCTGCATCCTTTCAGGGTCTGGAGTTGGGGGAGAACTTACACATTGCAGGAGGATTTGTCAGTGCTTATGACTCTCAGACCATCGAGGAACATGGGTTTCACCTGTACCCTGAGAATGTCAGTGCTGCCTTGGCAAGTGGTGGTTCCCTCACTTCTGGAGGGTCTTACCAGTTCAGAGTGATCTATGTTCACACAGACTCACGGGGCCAGATCCACAGGTCTGCACCCTCTGTAGCAGTCACTGGATCTCCTTCAGGGGGAAACCTTAAGGTCACACTCACCATACCCACTCTGAGGATTACAGAGCATACCTCTGTCAACTGTGAGGTTTACAGGACCCAGAACAATGGAACTTTGTATTACAAGGTGGGAAGTGTTGCAAATGACACCTCTGCAGACTCTGTAGCCTTCACTGATGACGGGGCCATCAATGACACACAGTTATTAGCCAAGGAACTGCTCTACACCAATGGAGGGATTGTTGAGAACATCAGTCCTCCTGCAACCTCAGTTCTGGGGAACTTCAATAACAGGATGTTTGCAGTCTCTTCTGAGAATCCGAAACTGCTTTATTACTCCAAGAAGAGGGTTGCGAAGTCTCCTGTGGAGTTTTCAGATGTTTTCTCCATTGTCATGAACAAGGCAGAGAGGGTGACTGCACTGATGGAGATGGATGAGAAATTGATTATCTTTGAACCCTCACGGATCTTCTACCTCACAGGTGATGGACCCACCCCTGCAGGGTTACAGAACAACTTCTCAGAACCTCAGTTGGTCACTTCTGATGTGGGATGCACCAATCTGGACAGTGTGATGCTGACTCCTCTGGGGATCATGTTCATGTCCCAGAAGGGTATCTATCTCCTGGACCGTAAGATGGAGACTGCCTACATTGGAGCAGCAGTCGAGTCCTACAACTCTGAGACCATCACCAGTGCAGTGATGGTGGCAGATAGTTCTCAGGTGAGGTTCACCACTCAGAATGGTCCCTGTCTGGTCTATGACTTCTATTATGGGAAATGGAGCACCTTCACCAATCACTCAGGAACAGGTGCAGTCATTTGGAAGGCTACAGACAATTACACCTATCTCAGAACCTCTGGAGGGATGGTCTATCAGGAGGATTCTTCCTCCTACACAGATGTGGATGCATCAGTGAGTCTGAAACTCACAACTGCATGGATCAAACCTTCCTCCATACAGGGTCTGCAGAGGGTCAGGAGAGCACTGGTTCTGGGGGATTATAAGTCCAACCATGTCCTTCAGGCACGGGTTGCGTACAACTTTGAGCAGTTCTTTAATGAGAAACACACCTTTGACTTCAGGACTGCCACAGGACAGAACGAATATGGAGATGAGAATCCCTACGGGTCTGAATACTATGGTGCAGGAACCAACCGTCTGGGGTCTGGGGTGTACCAGTTCTCCATGCACCTTGCCCGTCAGAAGGTCAATTCTGTCCGTTTTGAACTCTCAGATACAGTGTCCTCCAACCCCGGTCAGGCATACTCGATTGCAAACCTCATGTTAGAGGTGGGTCTGAAGAACACTCCTGCATCCTTGCCACAACAAAAGATGGTCTAAGCCATGATGAATACACAAATGAACCCCGGTGGTCTCACAGACGATGAACTCCTGAGACTTGCAAGACTCCTCCAACAAACCAGAGGAGAGGGTCTGGCATTCATCAACCCCGGTGAAGCAGAGATGCTCAAAGATGCAGGAGGGTCTGGACAACCGATTCCTGGAACCAAAGGGTTTGGTGTGGGGGGTGGTCCGATTCGGAGTTATGAAGATGCAGATGGTCAGCCTGACGAGGGAGAAGAAGAATCCACAACGACAGATGAGGAAATAAAAGAGTTAATCGAAACCACCGGGTATGAATTTGAGACCGATACTGGTGGTGGTAGTGGTGGTTCAGGTCTTAAAAAAGTTATGCCGCCAAACAATCCACCTTCAGCATCAATAATACATTTATACAAAAGAGATAGTGAATCTGGGAATTGGATACTAAAACCTCAATCCACTGGACCAGAATTTGACACAAATACCTATAAAACTACACCTCCTGAAGGATGGACCCAGACTGGCACCAACATTACCAAAAATATTGGGAACAGTTTAGTGACAGGAGTCCCAGATGGGAAAGGAGGTTATACCTTTATTTCTAGCGGAGGAGAGAATACAAGTGGAACAAATTTAAGTACGGTTGAACAAACCGTCTTAAGTCAGCAAGGAACTGGAGGAGACAGTGGACAACAACAACAAGTCTACACTCCTCCCCCTAAGTTCTATGACAGTTTGGGGAATGAACATGCCACCCAAGAGGACGCAGATGCTGCCAATGCAGAGATTTCTCAACAACAAACCAACCTTTCAGACTTCCTGAAAAGTCAGATCAAAGTAGATTCTGATCTCAAGACATTCCTCTTGAGTCCTGTTCCTCCTGAGATTCATAAACTCAAGGACAAACAAGGAAACCCCATAAACCTGACCTACAAGGATTATTTCAGTAGTGTCTATGGAAGACTTCCTGAATCAGAGATTGAGAGAATCTTTAATGATCAACGTACTCTGACTCTCAAAAACGCAGGTCCTCAGACCAAGAAGTTCACGGATACCATCACTCAGGTTCTGCAGAACAGTACGGTGATTGATGAAGATGGGACTGTTACAAGCATTCCAAGAACTCAGGAGGAACTGGAGAGTCTGACTTTTGATGATGTTGCAGCAGAGTTGACAGGGTATTTGTCTGAAGGAGAAGTGGATCTTCTGAGTGAAAATACTAAGAGGACCATCTTCCAGACCATGCTCAACAATGCAGTCAGGACGGAAAGGTTTTCTCTCACTCCTGAAGAGGTGGCAGAGTTTGCAAGATCTGCAATTCAGGTAGATACCACAGGAATTTCAGATGCCACTACTCCACAAATTACTGCTCCTACTGAAGCAACTGCACCCAAAGTGGGAACCGTTGATGCGATTACTGCACCCACAATCAAAACTGTGGATGAAGCAGAAGCAGTCGATGTAGATGAAGTCACTGCACCAGACAGGACCATCATTGAGGATGTAGGAAATCTGAACCAGGAGTTTCTGGAGGAGGTCCGTAAAGGTGAGAATGAACTGGCAGAGGTTCTGAAGAAACGGATCAGTGGTGAAGCACGGTCTCCTGCAGAGCAACAACTCAGACAGGCTACAGAGAACAACCTCAGAACCCTCCTGTCCACCACTGCAGGAGTCATAGACCCTGCCAAGCTCAGACAGGTCAGAAACCTATATTCTGAGACTGCTCAACAACTTTCAGGACAGGCTGCAGAACTGAGATCCAGAGAACAGATCGATGCAGAAGACCGTCTGGTTAATCTTTATGCCCAACAAGGGACACGGGAACTCCAGATTGCGATGGCAGACCTGGAGAATGACAGACAGATTGCAGTGGCACAGGGACAACTAGATCAGGCACGGAAACTTGCGGTCTTGGAAGCAGATCTCCAGAGAGTGATCACCAAGGCAACCCTGAAGCAGAATGCAGAGATTGCCAATCTTAGAGAGAGGGCAGAAACCGCAAGAGCACAGGGGAATTTAGATCTACAGGCAGAGATTAATGATGCCATCAATCAGAGAGAGAGGGTGATTGCTCAGTTGGATGCAGACACCAGAGTGGAGATTGAAAACCTCAGTACTGCCAAAGACGTTGCCATAGCACAGGGCAGGATTGATGTAGCGATTGCAATTGCAAACCTGGAGAAAGATGTGACCTTGGCAACCACCAATGCAGACTTGGCACTCAGATCCAGAGCACTAGATGATGCTTTAGCCCTTGCCAACTACGAAGGGGAAATGGCATTGGAGGGGATTGAGACTAAGGTGGAACTGACAGAACTAGAGTTGGATGTGAAAACAAAACTGGCAGAGTTGGGATATGAGACCCAAGAGAAGATTGCCAACTTAAATGCAGAGACTCAGGTTCTGATTGCTAATCTCAACAAACAGGCAGCACGGTATGCTCAAGACTCAGCAGAGAGAGCAGGGATTATAGATTTCATTGGAACTGTTATCGCAATGGCAATTGCATAAAGGAACGAAATGGCAACATACACAGTCAAGAGTGGTGACACCTTTGGGGAGATAGCAGACCAATACGGTCTGTCTACCTCTGAGTTGCAAAGAATCAATCCACAGTTAAAAAACATCAATGTCATCGAGGTAGGAGATCAGATTATCGTCCCTGGACAGACTGCAATGGATTTGTCTGCAACGGACATTGTGGATACGGGTGGGCAGACCCAAACGATTCAAAGACAACCTATTCGCAGAACTCCAACATTACCCACCTCTCAGACTGACAAGGTTGCAGATTTTAAGACTATTAATCCTGACTCATCTTTGTTTCAGAAAAGATTAACTAAGATTGCAGAAAATCCAAAACTTACAGGTGTCTTGGATGTAGGTAAAGAGATGTTGTTGGAAGCAGGGGAAAAGATCCTGCCATCTGTTTACAGTGACGAAGCAAAAGCACTGGAACCTGAACAGAAGATCTCAACTACAGATGCACTTAAAGAAATGGGTGGTGAGGTGGTCAAAGACTTCTTGATGCCAGAGGATGAACAACAAGACCCAACTCAAGATGGAACTATCCCCCAAGAAGTAGGTCAACAAGCCATTGCTACTGCAGATGCACTGCAACAAAAACCTGCAGTTGAAGCAACCCCTGAAGTAGAAGAGGTTACTGAGACAGAAGTTGTCAAGATCACCAATCCTGAAGATGTTAAGAAAGTAGTACAGGATGAGAAGACTGCAGATGCAATTATTGAGTATGGAAACACAAACTTCATGTTTGAGGATGGTCTCGACAAATCTGCACTAGAGAGGATTGATAAGGACATCCGACTAAACAACGAAAAACTTGCTGAGATCTCCCAAGGTAAACTTAAACCCTACTTTGGTAAGAATGACACAGGACGTAAGTTTCTTGCTGCCATAGCAGCAGGTCTGGGTGCTTATGCTTCAGCAATTACAGGAGGTCCTAACAGTGCTCTGAATATCATTAACAAAGCAATTGATGATGATCTGGCAATCCAGAAAGAACAGTTAGAAAGACAAAGGCTTAGTATTTTAGATCAGAACAAAATACTGGCAGAGAGCAGAGCAGAATTATATGCAGAAGCAGACAGGCTTTTTAATCAGCAAGTAGCACAAGCAGGTCTTCAACTTGATCAGGAACAGATTAATACCACAAAAGAAGGGATTGCACAGAGAAGAGAACAAGCAGAATTAGAAAACAAACAGGCACAGATTGCTGCTGAATTTGAAGTAGCCCAAGAATTTAAGGGTGGTATCATTCCTGGTATGGGTGCTACTGCACTGGATGCAGGATTTATTGATCTACCTGCAGGTGGTAGGAGAGATAAAGCAGCAGAAAATGCTGCCAAATATATGGAAGGTTATTTTAAAGTTGGTGGTTCTGGGGATAAAAAAGAAAAAGAACAAATAATGAAAAAAGTTAGAAAAGTAGGTTATTTCAAACTTTCAGAATCAGAAAGAGCTAAATTAGGTTTAATTGGTCAAATTAAAGCTCTTGTTGATTCTGAGAAGTACAACATTCAGATTCCTTTTACTGATGCCAGAGACACCCTGCGTTCTTTACATCAGGAATTAAGATTGTTTTATCAGAAAGATGTTATGGGTGCAGGTGCTAACTTGACATTAAATGAGATGATTCAAGTGTTAAATCTTACTGGAGATTTAGAAGCACAGTTTGGTGGTAGATTGATGATTAATTCTGGCAGATATGAAAAGTTGATGGATCGATTGCAAGCAGGGTTAGAAGAAAAAAGGATAGCAAAGAGAGAAGCATTTGGGATCAAACCTCTTACGAGTAAACAAAGCAAACAAACTGACAAAAGTTATGTCAACTTTTTAGAGTCTGTTAATTAATGGCAAAACTTTACGATTATACAAATCAAGAAGTTGTCACACTTCCAGATGAGGAAGTAAACCAACTTATTCTTAGTGGTAGTCATTCGTTTCTTAAAAACGATACTGTTCATGTCAAAGACTCTGGTGGGGATCTGTACAAAATCCCTGCAGACAAAGCTCATCTTGCTCTCCAAGACGGGTTTGACTATGCAGGACAAAAAGAGGTTGAGTTCACTAAACTTAAAAACTATGTCTCTAGCAGACCAGGAACCTCTTTTCTCCTTGGTGCTCTCAGAACTTCAACATTTGCATACTCTGACAAAGTTCTTCAAGACTTAGGTGTTCCCTCTGATGTTATCAAACTTTACAGGGACGAAAACAGATTTTCTAACATTGCAGGTGAAGCACTCCCTTACTTTTCCAGACTGACCCCTATAGGGGGTGCAATGGCAATAGGAAAAGGGATTGCCAAAAATGCTTTAAAGGGGAAGATCAAAAGTAAAGTTGCAGGAGATGTGGTGGAGGGTGCAATTGCAGCAAGTCCTATTGCAATCTCAGAATCTATTCTCAATGAAAAACCTAACCTGTCTGCAGAACAGATCATGGCAGGAGCAGGGTTTAACTTCTTGGGAAACAACATAGCCAGAGTGATAGGTAGAGGAGGTGGACTGTTAGGAGAAAAAGGAAAGTCTCTGGCAGATTATCTCTACTACAGATCCATTGGAGCACGGACTCCTGAGTACAACAAACTGACTAAGTTTGGGATGAACCGTGACCGAATGGGGCAGATTGGCAAAAGGATGAGAGAACTCCAACAACAAGGACAGATTAAGAGTCTGGGAGATCATGAAGACATCCTTAACACACTACAGGATACTCTGATCCCAGAGACAGGACAAAAGCTCAATGCAGTTCTAAAAGCGGTCAGGAAGAAGGCTGCAGGAGTGAGTGAGGGTGAACTGATGGAAAAGGGTTTGATTGTTAGTCCTGACATGATTGCTCAAAGAATGAGAACTGAAATCAGAAGTCAGTTTAAAGATCCCACTGGTGAACTCATACCTGAAAATCAACTACCAAAAGCAGTCCAAGATCTACTTAAAAAAGCAGACAGAGAAATCGATGAGATCAGAAAACTTTCTGCTTTAGACTTTTTCTCTTTAGAAACCCAAAAACGTCTGTATTCAAAACTAAAGAATTGGAACAAACCACTGCCAGGAACATCTGTCTCTAATGGCATGGACCGAATCTATGGGTCTATGTCTAAGGTACTTAGAGAGGAGTCTGAGAATGTTTTGCAAAGAATGGAGAGAGAATTAGTAGGTGAATCAGACACAACTCTTGTAGAGACATTTAGACAACTCAAACATGACTATGGAGATCTCAGAGATTTGGAGATGCTCATGTCTGCATCTGTGCGTAGAGAAGCAGTCAACAATACCTTTGGACTCACATCAATGAACTTGGGTGCAGGTCTAGGAGCAGGAGGTATTGCTGCAGGAGATACCATTTTAGGAAGTATTGGTGGAGGTGCTACGGGTCTGCTTGCAGGTACAGTTCTTAGAAAACTGGCAAGAGACAAGGGAGAACTGATTGCTGCTAGGACTCTTGACAATGTTTTGGACATGACAGGTGCTCTGGGGAATATATCGAGAAGCAGAAATATTATGCTCAAATCTGTCAAGGGATTAGTCAGAGGTGTGTCCAAAACTGTCCCTCTGGTTGCTGCACGGACCTATCCAGATCGTAAGTCCAGTGAAGATTCCATGAAACAGTTCTTCAAGATGAGGGAAGACTTGGAAAAGGTCATGGGGAGTGATCAGTCACTCTATGCGAGTATAGAACAAGCCATGCCCCCCATGCAGGGTAATGAGAAGATTCAGGGTGCAGTGATGCAGACTGTGGCAAGAGGGATCTCTTTTCTGCATACCAAACTCCCCAAGAACCCCCTTGCAGGGATGGAACTGACCATACCTGAGAAACCGTACACTCCAAACCCTGCAGAGGTGAGTAAGTTCTTCAGGTTTGAGGAGATTGTCAATGAACCCCTCAAGGCATTCGGACACCTGATCAATGGGACCTTCACTCCAGAACACCGGGAAGCACTCATCAGTGTGTACCCTGAGTTGTACAAAAATATGCAGGAGGAGATCCTCAAAGGTCTGGCAGAAGGGAAACCTGATATGAGTCTGCCCCAGAAGATCCAACTGAGCATCTTCATGGGCAAACCTGTGGACCCCACCATGACCTATCTCCGTGACTTCCAGATGAGCTACATGGATCAGGAGGGAGAAGGGTTTAGACCAAAGGACCGTAAGATTCAGGGTCTGAAGGACCAGGCACAGACAGACATCGAGAGAGTCAGTTGAGAACTTTAACGAGATACGCTTATACGAATCCTCCTCCTTCTCATCCCACTAACCCTCCTCTGCATGACAGGGGTGGGTTCTGTGGCTCAGATGGTAGAGGAGACAGAATTAGAATGCCTGTCTCTCAACATCTATCACGAAGCACGAAATGAGAGTACTGCAGGACAGGTTGCAGTGGGGCAGGTCACTCTTAACAGGGTGGAGTCCTCTCGATTCCCTGACACAGTATGTGGAGTGGTTCAGCAAGGAGTATACAGGAACGGATATCCTGTACGGGATCGTTGTCAGTTTTCTTGGCATTGTGATGGTATCAGTGACGTTCCTTACAATATTCGTGCTTACAATCGTTCTGTAGAGATTGCTCAGTGGCTACTGTTCACAAATCCTTGGTTGCCAGACTTAACAGATGGGTCTCTGTGGTATCACGCATCTTATGTACTCCCTAAGTGGAGCAGAGTTAAGAAAAAGACCATGACCATAGACACACACATATTCTACCGATGAGTGGACACCACCCCCCTGCACCAGAAACGCTTATGGAACTGGAACAAATCATGATGCTCGTGGAGAGAATAGGTCTCCCTGCAGTCATTATTGGCATCATGTGTTACTACATTATGCAGACCCAGAAAGCACACCGTGAGGAGATCATCAGGTGGGAGAATAAAGACACTTTGGGGGATGAAAGACTCATTGATGTGATTAATAAGCAGAATGAGAGATCTGAACACGTTGCAACGGCACTGAATGATCTAACCATCTCCAATAAGGATGTTGCAAAGTCGCATGATCGGCTTGCAGATAAAATACATGGAATGACCGAAGCAATAATAAGGAGTAAGTGATGGCTAAAGAAATCACAACTACAACTAAAGAGATCCCTGATCCTCCAAAACCTGTCAAAAAGTCAATGACAGTGAACGAGAGAATCCAAGTGAGTAGATTCATTGCTCGATTCATTATTGCAATGAGTGCTCTGGGAATCTTTGCTTATGTTGTCCATGTTATGT